CGCTTTTGGTATAACTCACTTATTCCCGAAAAATACCGTTTCCAGTTGCCGCAAAAAAAAATTAAAAAAAAAGTTGATTTAGATTAAAAAAAAGTATTGACATTGTAGATAATCGGTGCTAATCTTTAATCAACTTGGAAAGAGCAAATCGAAATGCTTTTTCGGTACGAGTTGTTAGGATTAGCGTACTTTCCTAACCGCTTGTCGGTTCTTGCAGAAATGCAAGTATTAAGGGCTTGGTTCAAGTACGCAGAATCAAGCCCTTTGTTTTTGGCAAAAGGACTGGGAAAGTATGATTAAAAACGACACATCAAATCAAATCGAACTTTCAAAAACTCAAAGGCGTGTATTTGACTACATGACCGACTTCGGTTCTATCACCACACTTCAAGCATTTACAGACTTAGGCGAATCTAGGCTTTCCGCTCGGATTTTTGAATTGCAGAAAAAAGGCGTTCACATATCCGGCGAGATTATCCTTGTGAAAAATCGTTACGGCGAGCCGCGGCGCGTAAAGCGTTATTACATCGGGTAGGCAGCTTATGAAGTTGCACAGGGTGGAAGTATCGTTAGGCGACAAGTCGGTAACGCTTTACGAGACTGAACATGAGGGAAAAAAGCTTACCGGCACTTTCCGGGAGTGCTTATTGTTCTGTATGGGCTATGGCACTGACCAAGCGGCAGAATTGCGCTACGAAATGGCAAAATTAAACCGCAAAAACAAAAAGACGGCTGATGTCTCAAAGCAGAAGGAGTAAAACACCATGTTGTACGAAAAGGTTCTTGAACTGGGTAATGTGAACTTCACCGACACAAGCAATTACACTCACGAACAGTGGCTTAAATTGCGCACTACAGGTATCGGCGGTTCTGACGCAGGAGCAATCTTAGGGCTTAACAAGTATGCTACACCGTTAAGCGTGTATCTTGCAAAAAAAGATTTTGCAAGTTTTAGCGGCAATAAGGCTACTGAATGGGGAAATATTCTTGAAGACCCTATCAGACAGAAAGCACGCGCCGATTTAGGAATTGAGATTGAGACAGTTCCGGGAATGTTCACAAACAAAGAGAATCCGTGTATGAACGCAAACTTTGACGGACTTGTTTATATCGAAGGTGAAAAAGAAATCGCCGGCAGTGTTGTTAGTGGTCTTGGCGGACACGAAATTAAAACATCACGCACCGGCGAGGGATTCACAAACGACGAAGTTCCTGACAGTTACTACGCGCAGGTTCAACACTACATGGCAGTTACCGGGCTTTCGTGGTTTGTTCTCACCGTCTTTATTTTCGACAAATACGAAGGCAGACATTATGTTATTCCGCGTAATGACGAGTTTATTTCGCTGCTTATTGAGCGCGAAACAGACTTTTGGGAAAACAATGTACTTGCAGATAACGCGCCTAGCCCGACAGGAAATGAAAACGAACTTGAACTTGTGAAATCCTTACCTATGGCAGCAGAAATTGAACTTGACGGCGAGTGTGAATCAATGCTTGACGAAAAAGAGATTATCGACGCGCAGATTAAGGATTTACAGGCAAAAAGCGACGCAATCAAAGAGCAGATTCTTATGCGCATGAGTGCTGCAAGCGGCGGCGAAAATGCTGAAAACACAAAGGCAATTATCGGCGCATGGAAAGTAACATACAACACACAGGTATCAAAAAGAGTTGATACAAATGCACTGAAAAAAGCCGGACTTTATGAGGAATACTCAAAAGACAGTGTTAGCCGTGTTCTTAGAATCACCAAAAATAAGGGGTAATTGTATGAGCGAAGAATTAACAAGTGAGCAGGAATTAAGCCTTGCCGGAATCGCAAAATGCGACAATTTTTTGAAAAACTGGGCGATGGGCGGTTATAAGCGCAGCGAAAGATTATGCAATCTTTATGCAAACGAAATGCCACCTCTTAAAGTTGTGGAACGGTTCAAAAAATACAATCGAGAACTTGTAGACGGCGGCGCGGACGAAAGCCCGGATTTTCACATGGTTATATTTTATGCCAACGCAAAGCATGGTTTTATCTTGCGCTTGGTTGCAATACATGAGCGTGAAAATGCGTTTTCTATGGCTTGATACAGAAACAACAGGGCTTGAAGTTACCGATTCGGCAGCGTTTGAACTTGCGTTTATCTTGGTGGAAGGCGGAAAAGTTATTTGTGAAAGATGTTTTTTCCTGAATCCATTAAGCGAAACAATCAGGTATCACGAAGAAGCCGGAAAGATTCACGGTTATTCAGAGCAGGATATAAAGTCATTCCCGGACGAGAGGGAGCAAGTTCCAAAAATAGCGAACTTCTTAACAGAGGCGCGCGAACTTTGGAAAAACGACGGCAGTAAGAGTGAGAAGTTAGTCATAGCCGGCTACAATGTCGAGTTTGACATAAAACATCTTAAAGCCTTGCTTGACCGTAACGGCTACAAGTTTGAGGACTACTTCTCAAACATTATTGCTGATGTTTTTGTGCAGGTAAAAAGAGCCGGTATGCAAAAAGCATTACCCTACTTGCCTGACAGAAAACTGGGAACGGTTGCTAAACACTTGGGCGTGAATCTTGAAGACGCACACGACGCTTTAGCAGACATTAAGGCGGCAAGAGAAGTTGCCGGAAAACTTTACAAACTGGGCGTAGCCCTTCTTTAGGAGACCTGAAAACATGAATGTAAACGGAAATAACGCAAATACAAAACCTGCAAATGTAAATAACAACGGCGCAAAACCGACTTTGAAACAGTGGGTTGCTAAAATGAGCGACCAAATTAAAAACGCTTTGCCGGCAAACATTACGCCGGAGCGCATGATGAGAATTGCACTCACCGCACTTTCAAAAGACGCTAAACTTGCAAACTCTACGCCGGAATCGTTTATGGGCGCACTTCTTACAAGCGCGCAGCTTGGACTTGAATGTAATACACCGCTTGGACAGGCTTATTTGATTCCGTACAAAAACAAGGGCGTACTTGAAACACAATTCCAGTTAGGTTATCAGGGATTGATTGACCTTTGTTACCGTACAGGACAGTACAAAAAGATTGTTGCGCGTATTGTTTACGAAGGCGACGACTTTGACTATTCATATGGACTGGAAGAAAAACTTATCCACAGACCGCACGAAAAGACAGATAAACCGATTTATGTATACGGAATCTATGAACTGAAAAACGGCGCGAGCGCGTTCGAGGTTATGTCATGGGAAGCCGTAATGAATCACGCTAAAAAGTATTCGCAGAGCGTAAAGAGCGGTTATACATCACCGTGGACGACAGACCCGGAAAGTATGGCAAAAAAGACCGTTCTTAAAAAGGTTCTGAAATACGCACCGAAGGCGGTAGAAAACGCTGAACTTATTGCAGAAGCAGTAAACGGCGATAGCGCAATTATCAAGACAAACATCATCAAAGACGGAAACGACTACACCGTAACAAAAGACTTTGATTATTCGCCGGAAAATGTAATTGACGCAGAAGCAAAAGAGCCGGAAAAAATCGAGCAGAAGGCAGAAACACCGGCAAAGACTGAAAGCGCACCGGCTGAAACATTCGACGACGCAGGAATTGACGCAGCTTTTGAGGCACAGGCTGAAATGTATGATAACGGCGAAATACCGACGGGATACGGACTTTTTTAAGAGGTGAACGGTGAAAATAACAGGATTCTTTCACGGCGTTTTATATAAAAATCAAATTGTATTACGCGCCGCCGATTCTAAAGACTTACAGTTGATTTACAAACTTTTCAACGGCAAGAAAAGCAGAGAGGAACGCAGTAAGCAGGAAATACTTTTGAAATGCGACATCGACGCGCAATTTCAACACAGAAGTTACAAGCAGCTTAATAGCGTTTGGAAGTTAATCACTGTTATTTTCGAGAGTATGGAGCAGAGAAAACCGACAGAAAGCGAGCGTTACGACTTGTATTTAGATTTACTGGAAGAATACGCCGATAAAACGCCTTCAAGATTCAAGAAGGACACTTTACGCCCGGTACATATTTCAGAATCAAATACAGTTGAGGCAGCGCGATTTATTGACGGTTTACTCTACCACTTGGCTACACAATGCGAACTTAATTACGACTTGCAAGCTGATGTTCGTAAAGTTCTCTACGAATGGGAAATATGGCGCGGCAAGCAGGAACACGATTTTAAGGACGATATGACGGTTAGCGAGTGTAGAGAAAGAGCAGTTTACAGTGAGGCAAGCGGTTTAGGCGGTAGCGTAGATTGCCACCACATTGTAAGCCGGGGAGCAGCACCACAATTCGCAGATTGCGCTTGGAATGTGCTTGCCCTGACGCGAGAAGAACATGAGTTTTTTCACGCGCACGGTTGGAACGCTTTTTTTGAAAAATATCCACATTTACGCGGAAAGGTAGAAAGAGCGTTTGAAAAAGCAGGACATTTACCGATTCCACAATGGGATACGCCGGAAAATGTTCAAATTGAAAACTTAGCAGAATTAGCATTAAGGGGATAACGAAATGGAAACAAATCCTTTGTCATTGATAATCAAAGAAAAAACACTTGGAAGCCTTGTAACAAACGCAAAAGACATTAAAGCGTATGTCGAGGAAAAACTTAAAGAATACTCGGTAGACAATTATACCGGCGACGCTAAACAGGCTGCAAAAGATAAGGCAGAAATCAATAATGCAATTAAGACATTGAACGACCGCAGAATTGCACTTGAAAAAGAGTGGAATATGCCATTTGCAGAGTTCAAAAACATCATTTCAGAAACTTGCGACATGATGAAGACCGCAAGTGGCAAACTTGATGTCATTGTAAAGGCAAAAGAAGAAGAGGAAAAAGCGCAGAAAAAAGCGCAGATTATCGAACTTTGGAACGGCAAAAACTTCAATCTTGTACCGCTTGACCGCATTTTCAATGCAAAATGGCTGAATAAAACAACGAAACTTGCAGCGGTAGACGCTGAAATTGACACAATCATTAAAAACATTACCGGCGACCTTGCTTCACTGGACGCTTTCGGCGAAGACACCGCAATTCTCAAAGACTTGTATTTGTCTACTCTCAACTTGCAGCAGACCTTAAACAAGGGCGCAGAATTGAAAGCAAACCGCGAACGCCTTGCACAGTTGGAAGCGGAAAAGAAGGCGCGCGAAGAAAAAGAAAAGGCAGAAAATGAAACTTTCGGGATTCAGGAAGAAGAAACAAAAGAGCCTGAAAACACGCCGGTTGAAGATACCTACAATGTCAATTTTGAGACACGCGAAGTAGAAAAGGTTGCACCAAAACAGGCAGCACCGGCAGCGGCTACAGGCGGCACAATTTACACCTTCAATGTTTTTGGAAACGAAAATGAGATTGACAGTGTACGCGCTATTGCTGATGAAATGGGGCTTGAAATTATTCCGGGAATTACTTTGAAGGGCAATGCAAGACAGATTGCAACTTTCAAGGAATTACTCACAGATAACGGAATCGGTTACGACAAGACCGCAATAATAAATCTTGCTGCAAAAAGAATTGATTAAAAATAGGGGGATAAAGGAAATGGCAGAGCGGAGAATGTTTTCAAAGTCTATCACAGAATCGGACGCATTTTTAGATTTGCCGTTTTCTGCACAGGCTTTGTACTTTCACATGGCAATGAACGCCGACGACGAAGGATTTATAAACAGTTCACGCCGTATTTGCGGAATGTGCGGAGCGCAGGAAAACGACTTAAAAATACTTGTTGCTAAAGGCTTTATGATTCACTTTGATTCAGGAATCTATGTGATAAAGCACTGGAAAATCAACAACAAGATTCGCGGCGACCGTGTGAAAGATACAAACTACCCGGAAGAAAAAGCGCAGCTTGTTGAAAAGTCTACCGGCGTTTATTCACTCAAAGACGGCGAAAAGACAAAAAAGAGCGGCGATACAGAAACTTTTGCGGAACATTACGACTGTTTACCGCCGGAAGAAGACGACGGCGAGGATAAAAAGAAGGTTGAGGAAGTTGTCAAGGAATCTTTGACAACTGAAACACCAAAAGAAGAGCAGAAGGAAGAAACGTCGGAACAGAGCGAGGCAAGAGAAAAGTTTGAGTATGAGACACAATCAGAGACGCGCAAGAATTACGCAGAGCAGGTATTTGATGTCTTATTCTCTCACAATTTGCCATGCTGCAAAGGGAACTTAATCACTTTTACAATGCGCGATTTCAGACTTGCAAACGGTGAATTGCAGAAACTTCACTTGCATAGCGACGATGTAATTCAGGCAGTAAAGAACTATGCGGAAGTTATGGAACTGAAAAGACAGGGTAAAACTTGGTGGAACAGTGAGCAGAATTTCTACCACTTTTGCGAAAAGAAAACAATTCTTAGATTCTTGCCGGAAAATTACAAGGTTGAGAATTTCTTGAAGCAGAAGGACGGCGCGGAAGATTCGCCGGTAGAAGATAAAATCCAGTTGTAAGTCGGTAGAACATGAACGAAATTGAGAAGTTTGCCGGACTTATACCGCGCTTTACTACTTACGATTGCGAGTATACTTGCGAAAAGCACGGAAAAGTAAAGGGGTGTTACTTTGAACTTAAAGGCGGTAAGCGTGAATATGTTTGCCCGAAGTGTGAAGAAGAAGCGCGCAAGGCAGAGCAGGAAGCAGAGTTTGCGCGACAGGCTGAATACATACGCCGTGAGCGTGAGGCGATGTATAAATCGCGCAATATCGAGCCTGAATACTGGGATAAAGAATTAAAAGACTTTATTCCACAAACGCCGGAACAGGAAAAAGCACTTGAAGCGGTAAAGAAAATGATTGCTGATAAATCCGGGAAAGTGATTCTGTTAGGAAGTAACGGAGTTGGAAAAACCTTCTTAGGAAGTATGGCAGTTAAGGCGCTTGGCGGCAAGATTTTGTCGATGTACGAAATTACAACGATGATTCGTATGTCTTATTCGGCAAGGGCTGAAAAGACTGAACTTGAAATTGTGCAGGATTTAGCGTCAATTCCTATGCTTGTAATTGACGAAATGGGTAGAACTAAAGGCAGCGACGCAGAATTGAACTGGCTTAGTTATATTTTGGATAAACGACATACAAGAGACTTGCCGTTTATGATTCTTACAAATACACACCTTTCAAGAGATTGCCCGAAAAAAGGTTGCGATTCTTGTTTTGAAAGATTTGTGAATAACGATGTTTTGAGCCGTTTAAGACAAAACTCGTCAATTATCACGATTAAAGCACCTGATTTTAGGGCAAAGAGGGGATAGAAAATGAATGATTTGAATGATTATAGCGTAATCGGAAGACTTACGCGCGATTTAGGTGAAAGAGATTTTGCATATATCGGAAACGGTACGGCAAAAGCTGATTTGAGTATCGCCGTAAACCGCAGCGTAAAGCGTAATGACCAGTGGCAGGACGAAGTATCATATTTTGATGTCGTTGTTTGGGGCAAGACCGCTGAAAACCTTAAACAGTATTTTGTTAAGGGCAAGCAGCTTGCTATTCGCGGCTATCTTAAACAAGACCGTTGGGAAAAAGACGGACAGAAACATTCGCGCGTTTATATCGTTGCGGAAGATGTGCAGCTTTTAGGCGGTAAATCTGACGGAAATAATAACGGCGGTAGTTATGGCGGCTATCAGAATAACAATTCTACAAGTGGAAACGCGCCGCGTTTTACGCCGGTAAATAATGCCGGTAATGAGGATATGGGAACATCGGAAGAAGACTTCCCGGAAGACATTCCTTTTTAGTGTGAGGTGAGAAAATGGGATTTTCAAGTACGGCTTGTTTTAGAAACGAAGTAGGTAAAGTTTTGGGAAAATTGCGCGTTGATTTCGGTGAGACAGTCGCAAAACAGAGTAAAAGACTTGGATTCAATCCGGCTTATGTTTCACTTGTAAGCAGCGGCGACCGTGGTTTTTCTTATGAGTTTTACAAAAGAATCTTTGAATGTTACGGCGAAAAAGCGCAGGAATATTACGAGATTCTTACAACGGAACTTATAAAGCCTGATGTAAAGGCGCGATTTGAAGAGACTTTCGGAAGTGTAACGCTTGAACAAATGATGTATGTAATTTTTGGGGTAAAAAATTAAGGGGGAAATTATGAAATGGGAACTTATTAAAGCAATCGAAGAACAGGGCTATAAACTTGCCGGACTTTCTGAAAACGGAATGGGAATGATAAATATTGCCATTGAATCTAACAAGGTATCTGAAAAAGATTCTAACATCGAGGTTGAAGAATCTGAAAAAGCAATGACTTTTCAGGGTGTAAAATGGGCAAGTAAAAACTTAGAAGCTGATAAATATGTAAAAGTCGGCGACAGGTTTTATATTGAAAAACTGACAGTAAAAGCGACTGGAAGTTTTGAAAAAATCAATCTTGAAAATGTGCCGGTTATTGCGGTTGATGTAAGAAAAGACGGCGTTTTATTCAACTTTGAAAATATTCTTTTCAGACATTGCATTGATGATGATTACGAAGAAGGCGGCAACTTTGAAGAAACAGAATTAGGCGTTTATCTCAAAGACGCTTTCAAAAACGCACTTGAAAAGGCTATTTGCGTAGGCGTTTATGATTGCAGCTTGCTGACTAAAGAACAGGTTTTTGAAGACCTTGAATATTTTAAGTCAAGAAAAAACAGAATTAAAGTATTAAGCGATGATAGTGATACATGGTGGTGGTGGACTAAATCGCCGAACGCCTCGAGCTCCACCGGCTTCT